CTTTATTGTGCCTTTTAAATCGAAATTCGATGGCTCCTACCATTTATGGTTATCATGTTGCTGGAGTCCCAGCGATGAGACAAGGAATAGCAAATTTCATATCAAAGGAGCACATTACTGAAGCTATTGCTAACTTTGAGATGATACCTCAAAGTTCTGTTCCTATTGATATTCCGGAGAGGTTTACTATACTCCGTGTCTTAGATGCTCCGCTCACCCAAGGTGGTCGGACGAAAATTGTGAGATCTCGTCTCAATTATCGGAAGAGGAAAATGGCTCCAGCATTACTCTTTCCGAGAGACGGGATTGATCCTTTTAAGAAAGCTCTTGAGAATTACCAAACACCCGATGTCGATTTTGACAGTAAGGTGCTTGAGGTTGCAAAACTAGGCCTTACAGAAATGCTTTTTACTCAAAAGTATGATTGTGAGAGAAGAGTTTACTCTTTTAAGGAAGCAGTTTGTGGGATGACAGATGTCCCTGAATGGGGTTCTATATCCCGTTCTTCTTCATGTGGTTACCCTTATACAGCTTTGAAGTTGAAGAAGTCTGACTTCTTCGGTGTAGAACAAGAATTTGATTTATCTAACCAGAATTGCACTGACTTAGAGAATCAAGTTTCCTCCTTGATAGAAGCTGCTAAAAGTGGTATACGTGAAGAAATTGTGTTTACTGACTGTTTAAAGGATGAACGACGTCCTTTAGAGAAGGTTAAAGAAGGTAAAACCAGGTTGTTTTCAGCCTGTCCCTTACATTATCTTCTCGCAGTCAGAATGTATTTCGGTGCATTCACGGTTTTCTATATGAGGAATAGAATACTAGACGGTTCCGCTATTGGAGTTAATCCCTACTCACAAGAATGGAACATGCTAGCACGTGAAATGCTAAAGAAATGTGGAGAGAGAGCAGCATGTGGAGCTGGTGATTATTCAAAATTTGACGGTTCTGAGAAACCTCAGGTTCATAACAAAATTTTGGAAATTATCAACCAATGGTACGATGACGG